GCTCGTGATTCCGACTTCGAAGTTACCACGGCTAATTTCTTACCGTCACGCTCTAAAGATTGAAGGTGTTCTTCCACCCCATCGTAAAACTTTATCAACTTAGAGTTCGCTGCAGAGTATCTATTGTACCTTCTCATCAACTCATCTTGGTCAGTAAGTATACCCATCTCAGTTAAGATATCTTTAAACGGTTTACCGATGTGTTTAAAGTAACTTGGGAACGTATTAGTGGTATCCTCAAAAGGTTTACCAGTGTCTAACTTGTTGAATGCCAGTTCCATGTTTGCTTTTGAGTCAATCAAGACTCCATCTAAATCAAATACATATAATTTCTTCATTTTTTTACCTTCTTTGGGAGTAAATGGTCTTCGGTTAGTATTCTAAAACCTAGTTTCCTATCTTTGCAGAAACTTTCTGCAGCTTTAAACTTTGCTTCGTTGACAACGTAGGTTGCAACCTCTTTATAGTACCTTTGAGTTTTTCTTTTAGGCATCTTGGGGGGTTTAGTTTGTCGTTTTGGTTTCACTTCTATGATTTCACGGAGTATTTTACCTTGTGCGTTCACATACTTTATGTAAAAGTCGGGAAAATACCTATGAGCTCGTTTGTCTAAGGGAGAAATGTAGGGGATTATGATTTCTTCACTTCCCCATTCAAGGATATTGCTGTTTTCATCACAGTAAACCATGAATCTACGCTCCCACAACGACCTATAAAAGATTTTAGTAGGGTCTCCTCTATATTTTTTGTAGTTCTTTGGTTTAAACTTACCCGAATATGCCATAAATAACAGTAACCATAATTAATATAACTATTTATAGGGATTTCGAATGCCGAATATCAACAAGATACTGAACAAAGTAAACCAAGCAAAGAGTGCCGTTAAATCCCTAAAAGGAATACAAGCAAAACTTACTGGAACTGGATACGATATAAAAGACTTTGAGGGTTTGACAGACGCCAAAGCAGACGTACTTAAACAACAAGCTGAAAAAGCAAATCAGACTTTGAATGCAAGAAGGAACAGTCTAAGTAAAAGTCAAGAAACTAGAAACACTAAAAAGTATGCTAAGATGTCCCCTGCGACTACAGTAAGGGAAATGCAATATCCAATTGGTGACGGTGTGGAAAACTTCATCGTCTTTACTACTAGACCAAGAACAGCAAGAGAAGGTGCAAACAATAAGAATCTACTTTCCACAGAGAAAGCAGTGATTGCATTATACGTGCCAGAAGAAATGGATGATAAGGTTGATGCCTCTTATGCTAAAACTGGTATTGGTGCTGGTATCAGAGGTGTCTTAGAAATAAAAGATTCCTTTAATGGTAAGATGGACGGTTCAACAATGCAAGCGACTGGTACTGCATTAGAAGGTGCAATTCAGACTGGACTGCAATCCCTTGCAACAATGGTTGTTGGTGATGCATCAAACTTCCTTGCTGGTAGAGCAATCAACCCTATGGAAGAACAGATGTTTGAAGGAGTTCCTTTCAGAGACTTTAGTTTTGATTACCAATTCTATCCTAGAAATACACAGGAAGCAAAAGCAGTACAGGATATCATATGGGCATTCAAGACTGCAATGCTACCCGATACATATAGTAATGCTGAAGGGGAAACTGCAGTAGAAAACTATTTCAATTATCCTAATATTTTTGATGTTGCTTGGGAAGGCCCAATCGCAATGAGATTCGATGACTTCCTACCTATGGTTTGTACAAATGTAACAGTCAAACATTCAACTAAGTTATTCGAAGATGGATACCCAATCTCAACATCTATGTCAATAAGTTTCACAGAAATAAAAATACTCACTCAAGAGAACTATCAGCAGATATCTAAAAATTCATATGCAGATAAGACTATTGGTGAAGGTAATAAGTCACTTGCAAGTAGAAGGTCAGATACCGTTGCAATGTCTCAAAAACCTAACAAACCAGGCGGTGGTTAAGAATGGCAAACGAATATTTTAAGAATTTTCCTACAACTCAATACAAACTTAGTAATGGTAAATGGATTACAATCAAAGACTTTTTTAGAAAGTCTTCTATAGAACAAAATGCAGTTAATCAAATTGTCAATTATGAGTTCTACGAATTGGAAGATGGTGAACGGCCCGATGTAGTTGCAACTAAGTTGTACGGTAACGGTGACCTTCATTGGACATTCCTATTAGTTAATGAAATGGAATCCTACTTCGATTGGCATAAAGATACACAGACCTTCGAGACATATTTAAAACAAAAATATCCAGGCCAATGGTTGACGTTTGCAGATACCTCATCGATGATATCTCAGACAAGTAAGTACCTATTAGGAGAAACCATTACTGCTGGAGATGGTAATACAGGAAACGTCATCAAAGTGCAACCTACATATAGCCGTATGGGTGTTACAGGTGTGTTACCTTTCACAGGTGGTGATACTATTACTGGTTCAATATCTAATAAGTCATCAACAGTCCAAGATGCTATCAATCAGATTGATGGTATTGCATATTATAAAAATGCAGATGGGTTAATAAGAAACACCTTTGCAAGTGGGTTCTCGTCTGTAACTCTATGGCAGGATGAGTTCGACAAAAATGAGAAGAAGAGACTAATAAAGATTATCAGACCCGAGTATATAAGAAGAGTAGTACAAGAGTTTGATAGAGTAATGAGTTCGTAATGGCGACAGGTAATTTCGTAGCAGGGGGGTTTACCCTCGAAGCATTCACAATTATAAACCAATTTGGTGAGACAGTAGTTGTCGACGCAACGACTGTAGGGGTTACCTTATATGAATCAATCTACTCAAAGTTTTGTTCGGGTCAAGCATCCGTTATTGATGGTCTAGGACTATTAAAGAACTACAGATTTACAGGTCAAGAATTCATCCGTATATCCATTAAACAGAAAGAAGGTTTCGATGAAGAAGCTGCAAAAGAATTTACTATAGATAAGACCTTCAGAATTTATAAAGTAGAGAACGTACAAAGACCAAAAGAAAGTACACAGTCATATGTGTTATCTTTCATTGACCCTAGACAATTCTTTGTTAAAAAGAAAAGATTAAGTAAGACCTTTAGAGGGTCAAAGAGTGCAATGCTACTCAGTGCATTAATAGACGATGCCCATTTCCAAGTAGATGAGTTTGACTTGTGGGAAGAAACCACTCCAGCAAACCATCAATTCATTTGTCCTAATTGGACGGTAAATAGATTCATAGATTACATTGTCAATACCTCTAATTCTGAAAAGAGTGAGGGTTGGAAAAACTCTATGTTCTTTTATCAAACACTCAATGGTGGATTTAGATTTGGTTCAGTTGATTCAATGTTTGGTATGGAATTCCCAGTTGAGTTTACATTCAAACCAACATCAGGCGATACCGACAGTGAAAATAAAGACTTAAACGCTCCAGGCGGTCTCAACAGTAGAATACTATCTTATTACAAACCACAAGAGTTCGATACTCTCGCAGGATTAATCGGTGGTGCATATGGGTCTTCTATGAAAATCTATGACCCAGTTAGAAAACTACAAGAGGACGTGGTTTATGATTACAAAGAAACTATGGAAAGAGGAGCTCACATCTCTGGCTTCCCATTAATCATAACCGACGAACCCGAAGTTGTTATGTCCGCTCATAACCAAACAGATGATAGACAGTCTCCCGATTCAATGGAATTAGATGTTGACATAGCAATGAACATGGGATTTGATTCCGTAGTTCACTATGGGTATACATCTAATCATACATTTGATAATGCAGATTCTATTGAAACAGATGAAGTCTTTCAAGGTTCAAAAAGTAAGAGTAATGCAGAACTAGAAAGAAAGGCATTGATGGAAATTTTACAACAACATAGGATGGTAGTATCCATACCATTAAGAACAGACATCTCAGTGGGGATGGTTATTAAACTTAACATACCACATGCAGAAACCATAGACGGTAATAGTGGTGATAGTTTAAATGATGACAGATATCTTATAACCGACCTTAGTGTTAATTTTCAACCGACTGAAGGAAGTGGTGTAATGCATTTAGAATGTGTCAAGGAAAGTTTAACAATGAAGATTGAGGATGCACAATCTGCTTATGATTCTGATAAAGGAGCGAAGAACGTATAATGGAATATTTTTATGGAATAGTTGAGGACAGACAAGACCCTCTTATGATAGGTAGGGTACGTGTACGTATATACGGAATTCATACAGACGACAAACAATACATTGCGTCTCCCGATTTACCATGGTGTCAAGTAATCCTTCCAACAACCACAGCAGGTCTTTCGGGAATAGGAACACAACATGGACTGATAGAAGGTTCTACTGTATTCGGTTACTTTAGAGATGGGGATTTAAAACAAGACCCAATCATCCTAGGAACAACAGCAGGAATCACTCAAGCAGGATACAAAGAAACCGTCCAAGATAATCTTATAACTAGGACAACTGAAAGAGGGTTCAATGACCCAAGAAAATTAACCGTTGACGATTACAAAGATACATCCGATGGGCCTAATCCAGTACAAGATACTAGAAGGGGATTTGGATTAACAACGGCAATGGATACTGCACCAAAGACTCCAAAAGAAATTACGGTAATGTATGATGCAACAGGTTCTACAATCACAGAGACAGAACTTACAGAAAAAGATTTACCATACTATCCATTATATACCGATGCTTCGGATTTGTCAAGTTTTGCTAGAGGAACTTCCAAAGAAGGAACTCTATATGAACATAAACTATCAGACAACCTAGAAGGATTCTTAGACAGTGCAGAAGCACCAGTCTATCCATACAACAAAGTAACAGCAACAGAGTCGGGTCATCTAATCGAAGTTGATGACACACTAGGTGCAGAAAGACTCAACATACATCACAGGTCGGGAACGTTCCATGAGATACATCCCGATGGGTCAGAGGTTTCACGAATAGTTAACGACCACTATCAAGTAGTATGTAAGGACGACAAGATTTACATCGCTGGTAATGCAGAGGTGACCGTAGAGAAAGGTAACGTAACTATCAATGTCAATACAGGTAACGTAACAACAAACGTATTACTAGGAGACATGACTACAACAGTTTCAGAAGGAAATGTTCTTACAACAGTAACAAAAGGAAACGTCAACTTAGATGTGACCGAAGGTAACGTAGATGCACAGATAGGTGGAACACTGAATGCAGATGTCACAGGCAATACTACATTGACTTCACCCGAAACAACAATGACTACAAACTTAAAGGTTGACGGAACGGTTCATATCACTGGAGCTCAAACAAATGATTCAACAATTGCAGCGACTGGAGATATCTCAACTAAGGCTGGAGCAGCTCCGACACTTGCAACCCACAAACATAAGACAATTGTAAGTGGTGGTTCAAGTTCGGGTACATATACTTCTAAGAAACCAAGTTAGAGATGTTAAGCGAGTATAAATAGATACATGGTAGATTCAATAATCAATAACGGGAAGACCGTTGCAACGAAAAATATTTACTCTGATATGGATATTGGTATGAGAGCTCATCCAGTTACAGGTGATGTCACTCTTAAGTCCGATACAGATGCAATCAAAAGAGCAGTCAGAAATATAGTTCTTACCAATAAGTATGAGAGACCATTTAAACCAAACTTTGGTGCTTCTATTAGAAACATGTTATTCGAATTGGATACCGATAGAAAGATTAATAGAATGCGTGGTACGATAAAGGAAATGATAGAGACTTTTGAACCAAGAGTTTCAAACGTAGTAGTCAGATTTGGAGACGTAGAAAGAAACGAGATGGACGTAACTATCTTTTATAACATAGTAGATGGTGTGAAGAATCAAGATTTAACATTCACCGTAACAAGGGCAAGATAAGATGGCAACAACAAACAGTTCACAAATAAACGTAACCGATTTAGATTTTGATGCAATTGCAGATAATCTAAAAGGGTATCTCAAAGGTCAAGATAAGTTTAAGGATTATGACTTTGAAGGGTCTAACATGTCAGTGTTGATTGACCTACTTGCATATGCATCACACATTGGTGCAGTAAATACTAACATTGCAGCTTCTGAACTATTCTTAGATTCTGCTCAGATGAGAAAGAACGTAGTGTCTCGTGCAAAGGATTTAGGATTTACACCTGCTTCCGAGACTGCTTCAGTAGCAACAATTGATGTTGCATGTTCTAAAGTAATCAATTCAGATGGGACTTCCCCATCTACTGCAGCGATGCAGTTACTAAGAGGAACAGTTTTCCAAACAGTTTATGATGGAACTAACTATAACTTTGTTGTGACTTCAACAGTCAGACCATCTCAGAACGGAACTACTTACAATTACACGGATGTAAATTTAGTTCAAGGAACCTATTCAACTGATACATTTATCTTTGACACACAGATTGCAAATCCTAAATTTGTATTATCAAATCCAAGAATCGATAAACAACAGATTGCTGTAACAGTAGCATCTAATGGTGTGACATCGACCTATGCATTGTCAACAAATATCTCTTCAATTACTACATCATCTAAAGTATACTACACTCAAGAAAACGAAGAGGGGTATGTAGAACTATACTTCGGAGATGGTGTTCTAGGTGCAGCTCTAAAAGATGGTGATACAATAACAGTAACTTACATTGTTGTTGATGTGACTCACGCAGACGGAGCGAACAAGTTCTCAATTACTAGTAACATCAATGGATTCTCAGATATCACAACTACAAGAGTCGTCAAGGCAGGCGGTGGTGCAGAGAAAGAATCTATAGACTCAATCAAATTTAAAGCAACAAAGTTCTATACATCTCAGAACAGACTGGTAACACTGAATGACTACAAAGCAAAGGTCAGTGAGTATTACCCGAACGCAGATGCAGTTGCAGTATGGGGTGGAGAAGATAATGACCCACCACAATATGGTAAAGTGTTTATTGCACTTAAACCAAAGAACTCAGACTACCTATCAGACACAGAGAAGAAGTCAGTACAAACAAAACTAAATGCATTGAACATGTTGACAGTAAGACCTACTATTGTTGATGCAGATATAGTTAAAATTTTAATAACATGTATATTCAAGTACAATGAGAATGCAACCCAATACTCTAACGGAGAGTTGGTAACACTTGTAACGAGTGCAATTAATGTATTCGATAATACTAACCTTGCAAACTTCGATTCTGTATTCAGACATTCGAATCTTGTTAAGGCAATCGATGAAACAGATAGTGCAATACTATCTAACACATGTAATATCAGATTAAAGAAAGCGACTAACGTAATCGTAGGTAAAACTCTCGGTTATACAAGTTCGTTTGGTAATGGATTCTATAACCCTAACAGTGGTTATAATTCAGTGGGTGGTGGTATCATCCAAACAACAGGTTTCTATACTCAAGGAGACGCAACTAACCTTCACTATTTCGATGATGATGGTTTAGGTGTAATCCGAAGGTACTACTTATCAAGTGGTGCCAGAGTTTATTTGGACAATACAGCTGGTACAGTGGATTATCCAAATGGAAAAATAACAATCAATGCCATCAACATTACTTCTACAAGTAATACTGATTCAACGATTGATTTCACAGTTATCCCAGCAGGTAATGATGTAGTAGCAAGTAGAGGTAATCTAATTGATATTGCACCAATAGATGTTAAGGTAACAGGTGAGGTAGACACCATTGCAAGTGGTGAGTCGAGTGCTGGAGTTGGTTATAAATCAACATCATCCTCGGCATATTAATTATGCATAGAGTGGTCTAAGACTGTAGGTTCAGTGCTTAGAGTAGCATTCCTCGAAAGAGGTTTATAATAAATTAGTCAATTTTAGGAGAAATAAAAATGGCAGACAAGAAAATAACAGCTTTAACAGCAGTTGCTGATTCAGAAATCGGTGCTGATGATTTATTGCACATAGTAGACAATCCAGGCGGAACTCCTGTAAACAAAAAGATGACCATTGGTCAGATGTTTGAAAACATTCCAACACACATTGCAATCGATGACATTGCAACATTGACAGCGACAGCATCAAACCTTGCATCAACTTTTGCAACGTTCATTGATGGTACTGCATTCAGTGCTGATGTGGCATTCACTTTGGATAACGGAACAGACGTAGGTCAGTTAAAAGTTATTCTTGCTTCAACAGAACCAGCTTCAACTTATAAAGCTGCTATTACTGTTTCAAGTTGGGGTTACTCAGCTGACAGTACAGAGCAAATTAAGTTAGATACTCGTGGAGAAGCAGTATTGTTAATGTGGAACGGAACTTCATGGTTCGTAGTTTCATCTACTGGTGCAACTTTAAGTTAAGGTTAAACTAAAATATGTCACACCAAGAATATTCTATAGATAAACTAAGTCAGAGACTTCCTTCATTACTTCCCGAGTATTTGAAGGAAGAGTCTCCAATGTTTGAGGCTTTCCTCAATGCATACTTTGAATATCTAGAAGCAGAAATCTTAACACTCGATGTAGTGAGTGACATAGATGGTGTTTTAAATGAAGACGGTACAGGTTCCATGTTATTGGAAACTGCTACCGTCTCACCATCACCCGACGAAGAAACGTCAAAAATTAGATATGAACAAAGTGCAACTAACCCCCAAGACAACAAAGCAGAATTAGACTCTAGCAACAACAAGATATTGGCAATGCCACTTACAGTTGGTGAGTATATTGTGGGTTCTAAGACTAAAACAGTTGCAGAGATTACGGTAATTAATGGTAAAACATTATACATAAAAACAATATCGGGAACAGGTTTTGCAAAAAGTGAAACCATAACTGGACGACAAGGTAGACAAACTGCTACTGTAAAATCGTACAAAGAGAATAGCATTCTCGCAAACAATCGACTATTAGATTATTCTGATATCGACCATACAACGGAAGAGTTTTTAGACTACTTCCAAAAAGATTTAGCACCATCTTTCGATTTGGGTCTTACAGTAAACAAAAGACTTACAATCAAAAACATCAAAGACCTATACCAACAAAAGGGTACAGAAGATTCATTAAAATTCTTAATGAGACTTATCTATGGTCAAGATGCAACGGTGCGATACCCTTATAACGAAACTATATTTGCATCCGATTCTAACTACTCTCAGAAGAGAAGAGTCAATGTTAAGATGACAAAGGTTGGTAACATTCCAGTTGCCACAGATAAGATAATAGAGTATAAAAATGATACCAAGACAGTAGTTCAAGCAGAGAGTATTATCGAAGCAGTGTTTGTTACTTCTGTAGAAAACGATGAATACTCACTAGAGATTACAGACAATCATAAAGGAACATTTACTGCTGGGAAATTAGTTGACTTAGTTGACAGAGACGGTATAACAATCGAGACTGCAACTCTACAAGGTCTAGTCCATTCTATAAATCATGATGCATCAGCAACATACATCTCAGTAGATTCTGAAGACGGTGCAATGGCATTGGAAGATGGGTCACTTGTACTACAGGAAGATGGGTTCAGTCTATTACAAGAAGCTGTAGAGTTTGACCTATTATGGGAAGACGGTGGCGGTGTTCTAATGGAAGGTGGAACCGCGGGTTCCATGTACTCACAAGGGGATAAGATTAACTTCCTTGGTGCAAAAGATGACACTGATACTATAGAAGCAGTAACATCCATTAATGGTCTATCTTTAGGTGGTGTTAAAAAGATTTATATAGAAACAGGTGGAACCAATTACGAAGGTGGAGAGATGATTGTCTTTGACAATTTTGCCACTGGAGGTTCGGGTGCAGCTGCTGTATTGGGTTCTGTAGGTGACGAGGTCATCCAAGAAAACCATGAAACATTTGGACAATATGAATACATTGCAACTGCTGGACAAACACTTTTCAATGGTAATGATATTCATGGTAAGAGTTTATTCTTCAATGATAACTCAATAACAGTATTCAAAAATGGAATAGAAAGAAAGGCTAATACTTCACATACAGTTCATGACTACTCACATAAAAACGATAGAGTAGTATTCACAGAACCAACAAATGCTGGTGATGTAGTAGAGATTGTTATCGAATACTACAGAATGGTTTATGAAGATAGTACAGTAATTAACTATTCATCAACCGATGGAAGAATTAGAGAAGTCGTAATTACAGACGGTGGTGCTGGTTACCATACTCTTCCTAAAGCATATCCAGGCGGACATATCTTTGCTAAATCTGTAACAGGATTGGTAGTAGGTGAACAATTACAACAGATAGAAAGTGGAAGTACCACTGCCACTGCAAGGATTTTAGAAATAGATGCATCCTTAAACAGAATTACAGTCCTAAGAGACAGTACACATACAGGTGTATTTGTAAATACAAAACTAGTCAAAGGTGGTACATCTCTAGCAACAACCATCATTGTTAACAATAATGTTGCAACAGGTAACGGTGCAAAACTATTTGTATACTCAGATACTATTGGTGCAATTGAAAGTTTAAACATACTAAACCAAGGTAACAGATTTAATTCAGATGCAGTAGCAAGTCCTACTTCAACATTCCCTATGTTGATTACCACTCCAACTGGAAATTTGAACACTGGTTTGAAATTTACTGGTGATATCTCGGGTGCAAGTGCAACCGTTGTTAGATATGACCAAGACAGACACGTACTTAAGTACACAAATTTAAAAGGGTCATTCTTAGAGAACGAAAGATGTGCATTCGAAAATGTGGACTCATTCACCGTATTAATTGACACTCCATATAATGGTCGTGGTACTTTTGGTGGTGAAGGTGTAATACAAGAACAATTCCTAGGTGACAAATCTTGGTTGGATGCTTCTGCAGCCAACATACATGATAACTATAGATACCAATCACATTCTTATGTGGTTAAAGTTGGTGAGTCCATTAATAAATGGAGAAGTGTGGTTAAAGATTTACTACATCCAGCTGGTCATATATTCTTTGGTGAAGTTGCAATTGAAAACGTTGTAAAATCTACAGACTTGGCTATCTATGATGGAAGATTTTCCGAGGAAGACCTAAATCCCGAAAATGCAATGGCACTCACATCAACATTTGTGCCTATGGTTATAATGCAATTGCACCCGACAGACAATGTCCTGTTAGAAACATCTCATAGAGATGGACAAGACCATCTTGCTCTTGAGGATGGATTAGCAATTGACCATGACTTATATACACCATCAAACATACATCTACTAGAGAATGAAAACTCTAGAGACAATTTTGCACACACTTCTAAAGAATCAAAAAGAATTATACAAATATACCTTACAGATTACTTGGTTCTTGAGACTAAAGTAGACGGTAAACTTTATGAAGAGCATCACATATGTCAAGAGGATGGAATTCCATTTGGTCATGAAGACTATACAAATTCAAGTCTCACCAAGTTTATCAGTGAACTATCAAGAGCAGAGAGTAAGATTAATGATGAGAGATTCATTCCAGCTGCGAGAATCAATGCACCAATAACATTCTATAATGATGCTGGTTCACCAATTTCAGATGGTGTTTTTGACACAGATACACTTAGAGTTACAGGAGTCCAAGATAGTGACGGTGACGAGGTTGATGACTCATCATCAATGGTTATAACAGACCCAGTACAGGTATCAACTAGATTACAACAACGACATGTAAACATTACAAGAATCGTTTCTAAGTCATCGCCAATAGTAAGAAAGACAACTAGACTTAATACTAATCTGAAGTATGCACATGTTAATGTAACAGTGGTCGGTGGTAAATTTGTAATGGATATTGCAGATGACAATGGTGCTTTTGTTATGCAACAGGGGTATCAATACTTCTTTACAACACCTAAAGCACACCCATTAAAATTTTCAACAACTGATAGAGGAACACATAACGGTGGAGTCTTTCACACAACTGGTGTAATACATTATGCCCATAATAATGCAGCCGACTTGTATAACATGACTCAATTAATTGTAGATGGTTCAACACCAACTACTCTTTATTATTTCTGTTCGAGTCATGACAACATGGGTGGTAAAGCATCGAAGGTTGTTCCGATTTATGAAACTGTAGTATCCTTATATCCAACAGACCAGTACGGAGACCACGTAGAGATTTCAGGCATTGGTGGAAACATAAACAGTGCCGTATATGACCAATCAACACCACCAAATCTTATACCATTACCAACAAGAACTTCTATGGATGGTAAAGTACAGACTTCAGTCCAAACACTTAGAGATGAAGGACTAGTATTAGAAGATGGTTCAAAGATAGTTCAAGAACAAATTCATAACTTCATGCAAATGGAACCTACCCATGCACAGAATACCGCTGCAGAGGAAGGAGACATCATGCAATATGAAGATAATGATTCTATGGAACTAGAAGATGCAACAACAACAAGAGAAGAAGAGTATTTTGTAACAGAAAGAACTCAAACTTATGCAGCTTCAGAACAGAATTA